TGGATCTCTATGTCTACATACGATCGTGTAGACGTTATCCCTATGGGACATCCCAATGGAGAGTACCTTCGCACAGAGTACCCATTGCTACCATCAGCTCACGCTCGTCTAGAAAAAGGCTTAGAACTACGCCCCACCGACTACAGTAAAGACGAACGTAAGTCCACACGAATCTTTGGCCCTGCGCCAGAACAGCTAACACCGGCTGAAGTATTTAAGGCTCTTAAGCCTTTACTTAACAGCGATAAGGTAAAGGCTGGGCATAATCTTAAGTTTGATTTGCAAAGCGTTACAAAGTACTTGGGTGGGCTTCCTGCTCAGCCATACGCCTGCACACTTAATGCCGCATTTATTATTAATACGCAAGACCGGAACAACCTTGGTTTAGATGACTGCTTGCAACGCGAGTTTGGCTACCACATGGTCAAGGGTGTTGGTAAAGAGGTAGAGAAGTATTCTTTTGAAGAGGTTGCTACCTATGCAGCTTTGGATGCTGAATGGACTTGGAAGCTGTGGCTTCACTTATCAGACAAGCTTGATAAGGATGGGTTGCGTGGCATCTTTAATCTTGAGATGGATGTACTAAGTGTCATTTGTTCTATGGAACTACGTGGCGCTGACATCGATACTAAGCGCCTAGAGATCCTCAAAGCAGATCTAGAACTGCAGTTGGAAACTACTAAGGCAAGTATCTATCGGATTGCAGGAAAAGCTTTTAATATTAATAGTGTTCCAGAGAAGCAGAAATTACTATTCTCATTGAAGAAGGATGGGGGACGTGGGCTTCGGCCTAAGGTCCTTACCCCAGCTGGGCAGAAGAGGGCTGAGGAGGGTCAACCCTCTTCTGTCTCAGATTACTCAGTATCGGAACCAGCTCTTCAAGCATTTGCTGGTAAGGATGCTTTAGTAGATGGGTTGATTGCTTATTCAGATCTTAATAAGCTTCTAACTACATACGTGATCCCATACCTTGGTGGCGACATCACTAGAACTCTTGCAGGTAAATCAAAGATTGTGGCTAAGAAGAGTTTGCTATTGAATGGTCGTATCCATACTGACTTTGTACAGTACGGTGCTGAGACAGGACGTTTCTCTAGTCGTAACCCCAACCTTCAGAATGTTCCTAACCCACGCACACCTAATGGTAAAGCGATCCGAAACCTGTTTACCGCTCCGGAAGGCTATAGATTAGTTGTAGCTGACTACTCTCAGATTGAACCTAGAGTTCTAGCATCATTTAGCAATGATCGTATCCTCTGCGGTTCTTATCTAGCCGGGGAAGATATCTACACCACCATTGGAAATACTGTGGGTGTAGACCGTAGTGCAGCCAAGACGTTGGTATTGGCAATGATGTACGGCGTTGGTCCAGACAAGATTGCAGACTCTATTGGGGTTACTGTTGCTGAGGCAAGAACTCTTCTAGACGATTTCTTACATAAGTTTCCTGCAGTTGCCCGCTATAAGAAGCAGGTGATCGCAGAGAGCCGTAGGCATGCTCCTATACCTTATGCATCCACCTACATGAACAGACGACGCTACCTACCGGAGCTTCGCTCCAGTGAGATCTGGAAACGTTCCAGAGCAGAGCGTCAGGCATTCAATACCGTTATCCAGGGGTCGGCAGCAGACCTTATTAAACTTGCTATGATTAGGGCACATAAGATGATCCCTAACGAATCAAGTTTGATTCTTACGGTACACGATGAACTGGTGACAGTAACTCCTGATCATCTTGCTGAGGATACAGCCGAAGCAATTCGTCAGGCTATGGAAGGCATCAAAGCCTTATCCATTCCAATGATTGCAGATGTAAAGGTGGTACAACGATGGGGAGAAGCAAAGTGAATTTGTTCAGACGTAAAAAGAAAGTCTTGGTACAGCAGGTACCTCTTCCTGTCCTTATTCGTCAGGTCATTTATGATTCAATGATGATGCCAGCAGAAGAGATTGCAGCACACATGGGTTTGCCACCGGTATCAGAAGAAGTTTCTGAGATGGAAGAGCGTGCAAGTCAGGATCGCCTGACTCGCATGGCTGCTCTCCTACCGTTTATCGATGCACACGCTGACATCTCTGCACGTATCGCCTCAGCTGCATACATCATTGATGACGAGGACTTTGATGACCTCCCAGATGAAAAAGTAGAGCAGCTACTGGAGTTGTTCAGACTTGTTTCTCTTGCATCATCTGTATCTTGCGTTTCTACATTATTTAGTTTAGGGTTAATTGAGTCTAATGTCGTGGAGGATTACGATGAGTAACAGTAATTGGTGGGCTAACAAACTTGGAGCAAATGGACCTCTTCCAACTACTCCCCCTACTACACCGCCGCAAGGTAATGTGTATAGGGCACCACAGCAAGCACCTAACGTACAAGTATCTTATGATCCAAACCAAGATCAGTTAGTTACACGTGCTCAAAGTGCTAGAGACCAGGAACGTTGTCCAGGATGTATGTCCGGCAATTACATGGCTCCAGTTGGTACGCAGCGCAAACGTTGTTATGATTGCGGTTATCCAATTGTTCAAGCTGGAACAGGTGTCGGTGGTACCGGACAGGGTGGGACACCAATTGCAGCACGTCAACCGTCACAAGGCGGAGGATTCAATCCAAATATAATCGTAGATAGGTTGGGTTAATTATCATGGGACTAAACGCAGAAGCATTAAAAATTGCAGCAGGAATTAATAAGAAGCTTGGTGCTAACACTGTTGTTCTTGCCGGAGATACACATATCCCACAACGTATTACAACAGGTTCTTTAACACTTGATGTAGTTCTTGGTGGAGGTTGGCCTATGAACCGTTGGGTAGAGCTTATGGGTGAAGCATCACATGGTAAGACTGCAATTGCTTTAAAGACTATTGCAGCTAATCAAAAGATTAACCCAGACTTTACTGCAGTATGGATTGCTGCAGAAGATTTTGATTCCAAGTACGCAGAGTTTTGCGGTGTAGACACCAGCAGAGTTCTTCTTGTAGAAACTAATAGCATGGAGGATGCATTTGATTCAGTTATTCAATTTATGGAGAGCAAGGCTGTGGACATGGTTGTTATCGATTCCCTTCCTGCCTTGGTTCCTGGCGCAGAAGATGAAAAGCACATGGAAGAATTTACTGTGGGTCGTGGCGCACTTATTACCAATAAGTTCTTTAGAAAGGTGGCGTCAGCTACCAAGCGAGACCTCATCGAATCGGAACGACCAGTCCTTGGAATTATGATCAACCAGTACCGTATGAAGATCGGTGTTATGCACGGAGATCCTCGTACTACTCCAGGTGGTTTGGGCAAGGACTATGCCTACGCAATTCGTTGCGAGGTAAAGCGTGATGACTGGCTAGAGGTAGGTACTGGTCAGGAGAAGCGCCGTGTGGGGCAAACTATCCGTGTTCGTACAGTAAAGAACAAGACTTTCCCACCCCAGCAGACGGCTTATATGGACTTTTACTTTGCAGATGGTGGTCCAATTGACGCTGGTCAATACGATACCGGCAAGGAAATCGTTGCCTTAAGCATCTTGAACGGGATCGTCGATAGACGTGGCGGATGGATGTATTATGGTGACCGTAAGTGGCAAGGCGCACCAGCCCTTATTGACTCTCTTCGAGAAGAAGTTGACCTCCGTGAGGAGATCAGCAAAGCGGTAATGAGCACTATCAAAGCTCAACCTGTAATGGTTCTTGATGAAGAGTGAAGGTCAGAAAGAATCGCTTAAGCATGAGAAGCGATTAGAAAAGAAGATCAACGGCAAACGCACTGCTGCTTCTGGAGCTTTCTGGTCTCGCAAGGGCGACGTGAGAAACGACGAGCTTCTGATTGAACATAAGTGGACTGGCAAGAAGTCAGTCACTATCAAGTCAGAAGTCTTGAAGAAGATCACAACCGAAGCAATACTAGACAGCCGGACACCGGTGCTAGGGCTTCATCTTGACGGTGAGAATTATGTAGTTCTTTTGGAGGAAGACTTTTTTGAACTTCGTAACTCAATTAGAGGTGAATGAATGGATGATTACCAGGACGAAGCGTCTTGGGCTTGGCGTTACAAGGCAAAATGCCGAGGGGAAGATACGGAAATATTTTTCCCGCCAAGAGACAAAACTTTATATAAGCCAATAGCAGATCAAGCAAAAGCTATTTGTTGGGGCAAGGACGGTCGACCTCCCTGCCCTGTACGCAAAGAGTGTTTGAAAGAAGCTATCATGAACGACGAGCTGCATGGAATATTCGGTGGGATGTCTCATCGAGAAAGAAATGCAGCACAGCGCAGATACAAGGCCAAAGGATTGACCTTGGATGAATGGATAAACTCGGAGGGTAAGTATGGGAAAGCCAAAGACAGTAGCTAGTAAGGATCTTAAAGCCTTTCTTAATGCTTCTAAGCGGGAGTCTAGATTAATGGGCTCTCTTGAACGTTACACGTTGGCTCAACCTTTTGATGAGCGTAGCCAAGATGTGCTGCATCCATCTGATCTTATTAAGCCCGAGTGGTGTGCTCTGGCTTCTTACCATGCCCTTCGTGGTAACTATATAGAGACTCGAGAGAAGTTAACTCTACGACAAGTATCTATCTTTGCAGAGGGTCACTCTATCCACGCTAAGTGGCAGGGATGGTTTAGAGACATGGGAATTCTCTACGGTATGTGGAGAGATAAGACTGGAACAAGCTGGGGTGTATCTAAAGATATCCACCCAAGTGTTGACTATGCAGAAGTACCTTTACGTAGTGCTAAGCATAGGATTAGCGGACACGCCGATGGTTGGATCAAAGGCCTAGGCGATGACTGCCTTATTGAAATTAAATCTATCGGTACAGGAACACTTCGTTTTGAAGCACCTGCGATATTGGCGCAAGCTGACGGGGATCTAGAAAAGGCTTGGCGTAATGTTAAGCAACCTTTCCGAGCTCACCAGTTGCAGGGTCAGATGTACCTTCACCTAGCTCACCTAATGGTTGAGGAAGGTTTGCTTGAGTCAGCTCCAAAAGAGATTGTATTTATCTATGAGCTTAAAGCTAACCAAGATTATAAAGAGTTTGTTGTACAGTACAACCCAGAGTTTGTAGCTGACATTTTTGACAAGGCTTTAGATGTAGTCTGGGCAGTTGACAACAGCCGCCCACCTATGTGTAGTATTGATTCAGTGGCTGGATGTAAGCGGTGTGAGCCATACAGAGGAGAAGATGATGCCTAACTATGAGTACAAGTGTTCGGTGTGTCAAGAGACAAGCGAAAGCTTTTTCCCTATTGCTGATGGACCTGCACCTGCTGTAATGTGTGAGTGTGGAGGAGAAGCCTTCAGACAGTTTTCAAACTTTGGTATCCACCTTAAAGGTGGGGGATGGGGCGGACAATGACCAAGTATCCAGGATTCTTAGAGGTAGGGCTTGACCTTCCAGTTTTAGTAGGAGACGACGATTTTCTTGAGCATCTACAGGAAAACGGATTTGCTGACACTATTGAGGTTGACGATTTAATTTTTGAATGGATTGACTGGGCTAAAGAGAACGTGGAGGCGTGAGTATGAGTCCTATTGAGTTGAAAGTTGCTGAGGCTAGTAGTAAAACTATTAGTGCTCTTCAGCAGCAGGGGATGGATGTTAATCAGAACTATGGTTATGACGCACCGTCGTTACCAGCTGACATCACAGGTATGTCAGAAGAGCAGGTCATGGATCTGTATACAAAGTATGTAGCTTACTTAGAGTTTATTAACCTACAGCTTTGGTGTGCAGAAGTAGACAAA